TTCCACTATTCTATACTATCAGAGGGTATAAATGTTCCTGGATTGACTCATTCAATCATGCTTAGAAATCTACCTACTATTGAAATGGCACAGACAATAGGTAGAGTTATTAGGATACATGAGAAGGATAGAGTATCAATGAAGGAGGGTAATATACCAGCAGGTTCTTATCAATTATACCATAAAAGTTTTGGTCAAATTGTTATACCTATGACTGGTAAGTATGGACAAAGAATTGCAAAGAGATTACAATCTATTGTCTCATATATCTTTATAGAGGGAAGACCACCCATTGCATACGTTTAGTGTGACGGTATTCAAAGTGCACACTATTCTCCCCATTATCCCTAATATCGGTTATATTAGGTACATGGGAAACAAATCCCATCCCTGAGACCTTAATTAGACTTGGTAAACAAGTTAGCATAGGTCAGACATCTGGGATTTGTTTCTCTCACCTTTTGAATTTTACTATGTCACACTTGACAAAACAAATTTATGCTCAGTTGGTTAATCCAACTCCAATAATCAAGTATTATTTCTTGACACCTAACACATCTAAAAAGGAGTCAAAATGAGAGAAGAATCTATTGATCTCATGGGTGATACTCTACTAGACAAATTAGTAGATCATTCTGATAACGGAGACTATGAAAATGTCCACGCTATCTATCAAGAATGGGTGATAGATGGAGTTGATCCTATTGAGGATAACTATGAATTTCTATTCTTAGAGTTTATCTCTGAGGTAGCAGAGTGACAAATAACGTCACCAAATACACTCGTGCTGGTGTTAATGGGAAACAAATAGTTTGCCCACTATGTAACAACGAAGCACGAGTATTCCACTTCTCTTGGAGTGCATTAACTTGCCAAAGTTGCAAGTCTTCAGTAAACAAAACCTCATGGAGATTAGCATGACCTCATCAACAATTAAGACAGATACTATTAAAGAGTTTGTATCACAATTATGTGAATCTCTTGAAACAAATTATAGAGATTACCATGTAAGATCTATGAAAACATTTACATCAGACTATGCTAAAAAGCAGTTAGAAGATGTAAACAATGGTACTGCTAATTTGATGAAGTTTAAGATAGTTAGTGGTAAAAAGTATTACAAGATTATACAACAAGACTATGACACATTTCAAGATAGAAATGAATATAGGGATGGAAGTGTTCATGCCTTTGTTGATAAGAATACAGGGGAAGTTTACAAACCAGCGAGTTGGAAATCACCAGCAAAACACGTTAGGTTTAACTTAAATAGACCTGAAGATCGTGCTTATTTGTTTCAACCAAATAATGTAGATTGGGCAGGTGGTTATCTCTATATGAGATAATCTTGAGTCCTTAAGTATGACTCTAAACTGCTTAATTGTCCCTCTTAATTAACACCTTATCATGGCATTTAATCCTGAAGTTGCTCTTTTCAATCTACTTGAAGATGCACAAACAGCAGCAGAAGTTGTTCAAATCATTGATGACTTTGTTGCTAATTCATAGTCCTTAATAGTAATACAGTGGGGTTAATTACCCCACTCTTTTTATACACTTATGGAGAGTAAAATGGGTTACTATCGTATAGAAACTGAAGAGAATGTTGTGGACTTTGAGAATAAAGAATCATTTGAAATTGTGAATGATTATTGTAAAGAACATAAGATAACACTAGATTATTGGTTAGAGGAATTTGATGTGCCAGTAGAATAAGTGTCCACTTTTTTCCCTATTGTCCCTATAATCGGTTATTATATAAGAGTAGTCAACCAAAGCACTTATGAGAAAAATTGAAAAGCAAATGAACTTCGCAATCTCTAACAAAGGAAACTGGGCAGGATCCAACACCTCAGTTAGTTACAACGAGTCAACAAATTGCTCTTCTATCTTTCTACATGGTCACCAAATTGCTACTTTCGATCATAACTTAAAAGCAGTCAAATTAGACTCTTGTGGTTATGAAACAAACACCACAAAATCACGCTTAAATGCTATTTTAGACGAGGTAAAGTGGGGTTGCAAAGTATTTCAAAAGAACTGGAATTGGTTCGTTAGTTACAACAACGAAACAACAAGTTTCTTTGATGGTATGATCTTAGTAGATGCAAATCATCTGGAAGTGGTATAAAACCACTTCCTTTTTACTGCCCTTTATTATTACTTTCTTATGCCAACTATTAAAGAACTTAACAACTTCGTAAACTATGTTTGGGAATTCTATTCACCTAACAGCGATCTTTACCCTATTAAAGGTTTAACTAAAGGACATATTTATGATGCCTTTTTCACATATAAGAGAAGAATTGAAAAGGGTGATTTAGAATATGTTCACTATAATTGGGGTGATGGTGATAGTTTAGACAGAGAAAGAGTGAGAGATATTATACTTGAGAACCCAAGATTTGAGTGGGGAGTATGAAACTAATTCTACTAATCCTCGTTGGAGTTCTTATTTACAACTCTGAAGATTCACGCTTTTTTATTAGTGACCAACTACAAAATGCTAGTGAATTTGTAAGACCAAATGCCAAATTTAACATTCGTTATTAACTATGAAAAAACTAACTTCTGCACAAAAAGATCAACTAATTGAGCAGTATTCTCAGATAGTTGTTGATAGTATGGACTACAAATCTTTAGAGCAATTTGTATATGATACTATGGTAGAATTCTTAGAGAAACTAACAGATAAGGAGTTAGAAGAAGAGATAGTTCTTACTAATGAACAGGAATTATATGATGAGTTAGTTGATAACGTAACTCAACAATATCCTAAACAACTTAACATTTATGGAGGTTAAATTTATGAACACACTTGACACATTATCTGACGTATTAGAGGACTTTTGTATAAAACATAATATAGAATTACATAGTGCTGATGATATTTTATATGGTAGTTCTGAGGATGAACTAACAACTTACCAGAAAGATTGGTTGAAAAACTATATCGAAATCTGGGACACTATTGCAAACTTATAGGAGTAAATTCCATGACTAATTATCAACAAACTGCAAACCCTAATGCAACAAATAGTGAGTTAGATGCTAAGGTTATTATACACAAACCTCTACCAGATTGTAAGTTGGATGTATCACTAACTGAAGATCAAATTAGCACTATATTATATGTTTTAGAGGGATATGTTCAAGGTAATGATGATGAACAATTATGCAAAGAAGTTGATAATATCTTTGAAGAATTAGAAAGTGCAGTTGATAAACACCATGATATATTAGACTCCTTATGTGATAACGTAGAAATAAATACAGTTGATACAAATAAGAGGGTAATTTTATGAAACCAAGTAATAACGAAGAACTGCTAATCGCAAACATATATGATGAAGTTAAGGAGGAATATAAAGAGCATTTTACTGAAGATCAATGGCATAAAATAGCACAGGCAAAGTATAAAGAAATGCAGAATAAGACCAGTTGACAAACAGGCACAAGGTCGCTTGATTTTTGCCTCGTTTTATGGGATGATAATAGTATAAACAAATTTGATTTTAAATTATGAGATATTCAGTTCATTGTCCATCCGCACCATTTGAGAATTCCTCATTTGTTAATCTTGACGATTGTTGGGGTTTATGCCTAGACCTATCCGTAGAGTATGGATATGCTGAGGTCAGATATGGTGCCTGTGTCTTAGGATCCTACACACTAGGACAATAGACAAAGTGGCACACAAAATCCCCAAAGTGACCCCTTTTATGTGTATAATAAGTATATGAACAATTCAAAAACACTTTTTTCTCAATCACTCAACCTATGTGATGACTATCTAGGTTTCGAGTGGGTGCAAGGCACCCGAACCTCTATGTTTGATGTCTACAGACGTGAAAACGATCTAGACCCAAATCTAGCAATCTACCACTATGGTGGGGATGTTTTCAAAGTTCGTTCTATGAACTATGATGATTCAACTGGTTGCATTATAGGCGATCAGGTCGATCTCGGTTCTTTTGATAACATTTTTGATGCACAAGATTGTGCAGAAGATTATCTTAAAGATCTTCTAATCTCCCTTGGAGTTTAACACTTTTTTACTAAACATTCTCGGAGTTTTTATTATGCAAATCCAATCAAAAGGCGGGTCTATGGTATGTGATTACTATCCAATTAAAGACCTTAATGGTAATATTAAGTACGATAAAGTGCTTAGAATATTAACATTTATGGGTGAAACTATGTCTAAGAAAGTTATATCAATCGAATCATATTTAAATGAAGTGTATGATAAAATTCATACATTTAAATATGTTGATAATAACGTAGACCACTCAAATGTTCCACAATTCGTATCACTTAAGGAGGTTAATTAAATGAACAAAACACAAACAATTATCAACAGAATACTAGAGGTTGATAACTTTCAAAACGTAGCATGTGTATGTGCTAATTGGAAAGAATTCACACAAGAATTAGAGGAGTGGGGTGTATATGGATGTGCTAAAATTGATTTTGATGATAAAGAATTAGACGTTAATCTTCTCGACAGTTTTATACTTAAGGAGAATGGTTATGAGCGTTAATTATCAAATAAGAGCAGTATCTTACACTCCCTATAGTAGAAAGAATTGGAAAGAAATGAAGAAACAAATTAACACTTTCTTCACAGATATTGAAACCGATTTCAGACTACTACACAAACCACACTCATTAACATTTAAGGAGGTTAATTAATCATGTATTCAAGTGACAATTTCGGAAGAATCTTCTGGGTTGATGATAACTTCGATTTCAAATCATGCCCACTATGTGTAGATGGAACAGGTGATTTTGATGTAGAAGATTATGTATCAGACTGGACAGATTGGGAGGGGGTTAATATGTCTTTGCTCTTCCAAATTCACAAAACTTGTTTACATCTAAAACAAGATCATAACAACTCAGTATCACTTAAGGGGGTTTAATTACTATGAATTCTTATCTAATAGAGTGTGCAGAAATTAACTACTTCACTATAGAAGTTGACGCACAAAGTGAAGACGAAGCAAGAGAATTAGCACGTGCTGATATTAACTCATTTGAAATATTAGATGAGTATGTATCAGAATGGGACATTAATTCAATCGAACTAATTAACCA